ATGTGCTTCGTCACCTATAACCATTTCAAAGTCTTTAAACCATTTCTTTGGCATATTATAGATTGATTGCCAAGTAGATATGATTACAGGTTTATTTGTTTCTTTATCGTGGCCTTGATAAATTCTATGTACATTTCTTTCAGGCGACCAGCCATAATCTTTAAAGTCTTTAAACAATTGTTCAACCAATGATGTGGTTGGTACAATAATTAATATCTTCTTCTTTCGTTCTTTTAACCTAAGAATGTTAAACCTAACAAGAAGATAGACAATAAGAGATTTTCCACTAGCGGTGGGTGAAAGTAATAAACATCTATTTTTTCTAACAGCATATACAAATGCCTCCTTTTGATAATCTCGTACCTTAAAAGGTATCTTTAACGCTTCGATAAATTGGTCAACTTTCTTTTCGTCAACCTTAGTATCTTCTATTTTAGTGCCATCAACAACTTGTACATTGTTGTCTTCACACCATTTTAATATATATGGGTAAAGGCCACAGTAAATTTGACCTGTCTGATAAGAAAATAATCTAATCTTACCGTCCCATTGTCTTGCCCTATATTGAGGCATAAACTTAAAACCAGGTACTTCAAATGTAAAGAATTGACCTAACTCTCTACGAATGTCCTCGTCTGCTTCTATCTTTAAATAGACATCATCTTTCTTTTCAATTATTAGATATCTGGTAAGTACCATTAAAATTCTGCCGATTGGAAATCTGTAGAGGAACCAACTGTTCCCTTTAACATAACATTGAAAGCAATGCTAATTCTGTCTTGGTTAGATGTATTGATAGGAACAAAATGTTGTAACCAAGATGGAAATAAAATCATTCTGTTTGTTATAGAACCTAATTGCCAAACTGTTGCATTACCTTTATGCCATTTTTCAACATCTGGATTTAAAACACCAGCTTGTGGCCTAGGGTCATAGAATTGTAGTGTTGCTACATTATCTGATTGAACATAATAAACACCACTTAGTATGTTATTTGAATGTGTATGAGGTCTATGAAATTCATTTTGTTTTAATATGTTTGACCACATATCCGTTATTTCATATTTTTCATACTTATAACTTTTATCTGCAAATATAAGTTTACTTACTTCTATAATCTTATCTGATAATGTTTTATATTTTTTATTTAAATGTAACTTAGGGTCTGATTGCCAGTTACCTTTTTGTTTTTCTTTTGATGATTTAATAATATCATTCTTCATACTATCAATGTATTCTTCTTCTAATACATCATCTACAATATATGTTTCAGTAGGAAATAATTGTTCTTTTAAAAACTTCATTATATAGCTCCACTAGTAAACTTTCTCCATTCAATGGCGTTTCGAATATTCCAATCTCTACTTTGAATTTGTCTGATTGTTCTATCTAAGTAATCTACGATTGTTGACAGATAGTCAACTTTTTGTTTTGCTTTAATATACTCATCATCTGAATGAATATATTGGTCTACATCATTTCTTAATATCTTTAGGTCAAAAGGTTTAGCTGCATACACTGAAGCATCTGCCTTACCTGTATAAAATTCCCAAAGTTCTTTTTTTGTTTTTGCAAACTCAGCATCAGCCTTAGACAACATTAACTTAAACTTTGTTAAGTGTTTCATATACTTGTTGTGTAACTGAGGAGTTTTTAATGATTCCAAATCTAGTTCGGTATCATTTATTTTAAGGTCTTTTTCCGCTATATCTTGTAACTCTTCTAAAGTCATAATTACTCCATTTCAAACCATAATAATATCACAAAACCTTTAAAATGTAAAGCTTATTTAAGAGGATGTAATAGTTGTTGTTCTAGCATTTACATTAGCAAATTCATATCTTCCATATTGAAAAGTCACCGTTGCTGTTAGATAATCAACATCTGTAGCATTTTGACTATAACTTAAACCTGATAATGCTATAGGAAACATATCAATAAATCTTACTTCTTGTACTGGTCTATTTTTACTTGATAGAATAGTTAATGTAGCATCTGAATATAAGGCACCAATATTAGTTGCACCATATTTTACTTTGCCGGGGTCTGCTGTTAAATCTGCACCACTTGATGTAGGAAATCTATCTGCGCCAGCGGCCAAAGCTTGTCTTGCTTGAGCATAGTCTTTAGGAAAACCAATACCCATTAACCAACCGTGTATTTCTTGGAAGTTTTCTAAGTTTTCATCTACTAAAAATGACATCTCTAACGGACCAAAATCAACCTTTTCTCCTGGTAAAGGAATATCATTCAAAGGTGTTTGTTGTATTTTTTGAGATACACCTACCGAGGGTATGTTTACGGCTGTGCAAAAGTATTCCACCTTTGGCAGTTTAATTATTGAAAATTTAAACTGAGTAGGTGAAGCGTAATCAAACTTGGTTGGTTGTCTTGTGTAAGCGTTTGTAGTTGTCATACTACTATTTATCCAAGTTTAAGGCATAAAAAAAGGGGCACTTTTTACGGTGCCCCTTTTAAGTTGGTATAAACAACCAAACTGATATTACATTAAGTTAGTTACTTTAACTCTTTGGTAGTATCTGTTTGAGTTAGCATTACCAGCGTCATTGATTGCTGCTACAGCACCTGAAGCGGCACCAGTTTCAGCAAATGGGTTCGCAACTAGACCATATCTAGTTTTAAATCCAATTTTCGGCTGGAAAGTGTCCTGACCAACTGCTCTCACCATTTGTAGTGGAACATATGGACAGTAGAACATACCTGCGTCATAAGGTGAAGTACCTTTGTAACCAACAACATAGTATTGTGTTGCTGAGCTATTCGCTGAGTATGGGTCAATGTACACTTTAAATCTGCCGTTAAGAACACCAGCAAATGTATTGCCTGTGTCATCAACATTTAGATTGTTGTTTAATGCAGGAGTATAGTCTAAGACACCAGCCATTTGTAATGCACTAGCCACATCAGCAGAACAGATAATCATGTTACCTTTTCCTCTTCGTGTTCTTTGTGCAATTCTGTTAGCATCTCTTTCTAATTGGAACATCAAACCTTTAAATCTTTCAACTGACCATCTTCCGTTGGAATCTGTGTCTAAGTCAAAGATACCGGCAGTTGTTACATTGCCTGTTTGAGCACCTTTTTCTGCGTTAATATATACAGTTCTAACAACTTCTCTATTGATTTCCGCTAAGATTTCAGCAGATAGGATGTTCGCAAGTTCTGTTTCAGCATCTAAACCATGGATTGCTTTTAAATCTTGTGCAAGTTCCATAGTGTATTCTGCTTTAAGAGCTCTCGACTTAGCAGTCACAGTTGATTTCTCAATTGAGAATGCCATTTCAGCGAAAGCGTTACCAGCGTCATCACCTAATGCTTCAGCAGCGGCAGTTGTCATTGCAGTACCTTTTGTAAAAGTACCAGCAGCTGGACTGTCGTTTAGAGCACCTGGATTGTTGTTAGGTGAAGCTGAGTGAGCTGAAGATGAATAACCATCAACTGCTGAACCAGCGGCATTTCTTCCAGAGAAGTCTGTATCAGCTTCGTCAAACATAGCTTCGTTACCAGTTTGTGAAGTGTATCTACTTCTCATTGCAAAGATTAGTCCAGTTGGACCAGTCATTGGTTGTACGCCTGCGATATCGTAAGCGATAAGGTTTGGCATTGCTCTTCTTACAAGACTAATTAGGATTGGGTCCCAGTTAGAAATGTTTGAACCAGTTGCGTTTGTAGGCGCAGCCTCGTTCAAGAAGGCATTGTCTTCTTTAGCAGCTCTTTCTTGGTTTTCAAGAATAACTGATGTAACGGCTCTTTTGTAAGAATCCTTGATTTCTGGTAAATCAGGGTGTTCTAACACAGGCTGCCATTTTTTTTCGTGTGTTTCGGATAAGTACATTTTAATTTTCTCCCTTTGTCCGGTTTATACTAAGATATTTTCATATCTTTTGTTTTGCTTATAGCGGCAGTGTAAGCAGCCATTGCTTTAGATAAATCTTCGTTAGAAAGTCCATCTTCAGCCGCCACATCATGTAAAGAGTCTTTGACTTCTTCTTTAGCACCAAAATATGATTCTTTAATAGTTTCACATTTTGATTTAAAAGAGTCTGCGTCAGACCATTCAATCTCTTCGGCAAGTTTAGCAAATTTTTCTTTTGCTGTATCAGCCAAGTCACTTGCAACCTCAGACATGATTTCGTTTCTTGTCTTTACTGCATTGTCCTTGTTTAATTCAACATTTTTTTCGATTTGCTCATTGAGTTTCTTTTCTAAAGATTCAATTTTAGCTGCTTGGTCTTCAAGCACATTGTATCTTTCATCTGGAACATCAATGTAA